ACACTTCCCCTTGTCTGTTTACTACCATTGCTGGTAAATTTCTTGCCATTGTTATTTCTCCTTATTAATTAATTATGTTGACGCTTTAACTACTGTTTTAACAAGAACTTCGACTAGTTCTCCATCAGCGGCTGGTTGTAATGCAATACCTACAATAGTTTTACCTACTGTTTGTGCTGCTACTTTCATACCTGAAACAACTGGCATAACAGTTTGAATTGCCGTAATTGCCCCACTAGCTGTACAAACAATTCTTGTATAATCGTGTTGTACTGTTACCATATCACCTGATACATAAACATTTTTCTTAGCTGATTCGTAAGGGATTACTCCAAATACTTCATCAGTATCAGCTGCAATTGCCTCAACTACGATTACTTTAGAACCTGCTACTGCTTTTCTTTTTACAAAGTCGCCTGCATTGATTGCTCCATATAGTTTACAACCGAACGCTAACCCTTTGTCTCCGTTTACTACTTTACCTTTTACATCTGTATAGGTAAACTGGTTCAAAATTTCTGCCATTTTATTTCTCCTTTTTTACTTATTATTTGTTATTAACCAAAAGCCTTAGAACCTAGTTCAAGACCTTTATTTTGTGAGTGTACTTCGACCTTATCATCAGCATCAGTTTGTGCTGTTGCCATTAGTACTTGCATTGAGTTGAAAAATTCCATGTCTTCGTCAGAGTCTTTGCTGTTTTCTTTTTCAACTTCTTCTTCAGCTTCTTTTTCGTTTTTCATTTCTTTTTCTTCTTTAACTTCAGGTTTTGCCTCACCTTTGATAAAAGCGTTGACTAATTCTTTTTTAGAATATTTTTTGCCTTCATATTCCATTTCATCATCATCAACTTTTGCATCTTCTTTGTCTTTAGTATCTTCTTCTTTATCTTTAGCATTTAGGAACGGTTGTTGTACTAATGCTAGCAAAGAAGTTAGAAACCCTTGTTCTACTTCGATTTTTTCCATGTTGTAAGTCTCCTTTGTTGTGTTATCATCGTCTTTACTATTCTCATATATCTTAGCATCCTCATATCTCGGGTCAGGTACAAGTGCCAAGTGCGTAAATTCTAATTCAGTTACTTCTCTATCGTATGGGGTATTGTGCCATGTCCCACCTATGCCAAACGCTTTGGGGATATATGCACAAGAAACGCTGTAATCTTTTGCTATTACTTCTTTGCCCTCATCGTCAAAAACTAGGAATGGGCAAGTAAAACCTGCATCAAAACTATCAAACTGTCCACTATCTGTAACATAACCAACCGCATGGTCTTGCATATTAGCAGGGTTTACTTTTTGATGCTTAATAACTACAGGTCTACCTTTCATAGAACGCATTGCACGTTCTAGCGTAGATTGTGACAAATATATAGTTTCATCATTATAAGTGCATACACCTTTTTCAATAAAGTTAGATGCTTTGTAGGTTTTAGCCCAGTCTTTTGAGTTTGTTTTTTCATCGTCTTTATCAAAACGCCAACCCTCAGAATTATCAAATAAATAATCTACAAGTTCATTATAATTATTAGTTCTAAATTTTTCTACCATTTCAGTTTCTATTTTTCCATGTCCTATATCTGTTTTTTCTTGCTTATAAAATTTTATTGTACCCTTTTGAGAAGATGCGTATTTCCCTGTATCAAAAGTTACTTGTTCTAAGTTGCTCAATTTAGCTGTTAAAGTTGTACTAGTTTGACTAGATACTCTAAATAAATCTTTAAATCTTTTTTCAGTTATTTTTGGGCTACCTTCTATTTTACGAGTAGTTCTATTATCCTGTTTTTTATTGTCCTCAATTAACACATGATTGCCATCAATTGTTACCCAGTTCTTTTCGTTCTGTTTCTCCATGTTCGCTAACTTACTATAATACTCAGCATCCTCAAATAAATGGTCTTTGGCTATTTCTTCAGCTACCTTAGAGTCTGTAGTATGTTCAGATTCTACCTTAATACCATCCGCTAAAGCTGATTTTATAGCTGATAAAGTAACGCCATGCTTCTCAGCTATGTCGTCTAATGTTTTGCTATCCGCTAACCCACCTTTTATTTTGTCAACCATTAGTTTATTAATCCCCTTTATTTATATTGTAGCATATTGTTAAGTGCTAGCCCCTATCCCACATACATAACCGTTCAAATGACAAGTTATAAACGTGCCAACTGCTCTAGAAGTAGCCTTTATAAGGTATTTAGTGTTAGGCTTTAATATTAATTCATTTTCTGCCCTTGATTCACCTATCGCACTTTTACCAGAGCCTATTCTTATATTTCTAACAATAGGACAATTTGTTACATTTGGAGTTGTTGGGTCTTTATAAAATTTATAAGTTGATGCTATTGCTATATTTCTATTACGATTATACATAGGTATTTCAGTGCCATTAGTTGCCACCGTAACACCCTCATAAGATTGTACTTCAAACTCTCCTGTGCCGATTATATGTGGGAAAGAATGATAATAAGTTGCTTCATCAGGTGTAATAAATAGCCAATACTTAATATCTCCACTTGCCAAAGAACCACTTATATCATCCCCAAAAATATAATCACCTTCGTGTATCTCATGGTGTGCGTGGTCAATTACGTGCAAAGCGCCACAACCATCGTACGGTAAGCCGTCTTTCAAACTATCCTCAATAATAGTATCAAGTACTTTATATTGGTTAGCTAAATCGCCTCTACCACTGTCTGTAGTAGAAACTTCATTGATTACATCTTGCATGTCTTGGGGTACTGGTTTGGTCAACTTTTTAACCTCGGTTAGTAACTGTATAGGTAAATTATAGCATATTATGGGTTACTGGTTAGGTAGTAAAGGTTCATCAATAATTCCAATCATTTGGCATCTGCATTGATAGTCAAAACCTGCGTGTTTTCTATCCCCATTGTCATTAACAATAGGTGGATTATCCCATGTAATTATTTGACCGTCTAAATCTTTGTGAAATTTTCGGACTCTGTCATCATGGGAAGTCGACCAGCGATATTTAGTTATTCCAGCCTCTTTATATGTAATCATTTTAAAAGTAGCTGCAAAGATTCCGGTCTCATTTCTTGCGAGAAACCTCGCTTTATTCTCAGTTACTCCAAATTCATCAACGATCGCCTGTACCAAACTTTTATTGTCAGCTAACCCAGTAAATAAGTTTTCCTCAACCATAGCCCTTAGTTTTTCAGTCTGTGCTACTGTAAAATTCTTTACAGATATAGAAACATCATCAACGTATTGTGCTTTTAAAGCTGCTCTTTGTTCTTCAGTTATCTCAGGCACTATTGTGATAGCATCACGCAATGACAAATATGCTTGTTCATCCAAATCCTCTAATATAGTATCAAGGGGAACATCTAGCAACCGTGCAAGCTCCGGCATAGCACTTTCAATGTTTATATATGCTAGTGCCTCTAATAATAGTTTTTGTCGCATCATGGCTATCATACTAGCGTATGCTGCCGCTTCTAGTACATTGATGTTGAGTGCGGTACTTGCAATATTGTATGTCTTAGTAACATTATTAAACTTAGCACCTAGTGATTCAAGGGCTTTGCTTATTTTTGCACTAAACTGTCCAATAAACTTACCATTAATATATTGTATTTGTCCGCTGCGTAACGCAGCACTTACAATCTGTTCGGGGGTATAGTTTGCAGCATTGTAATACTCCTCAATAGGCTCTATAACTGAATAAATAGGAGCGTAAAAGTAAGTAGTTAAAAAATCCATTATAACTACTTCTATCATTTGTGAGTATTCGTGTTTATCTAAAATTGGTTTAAGGGTTATCACCGTAACACCTACTTTTTATCTTTATTTTTAGCTTGCGGTGCTTGTGGCTTGTCAACCGCCATCTTGTCCTTAATCCTAGCTAATATGCCTTTTTTATCAACTTTAATTTCAATAGGGAATAGGTTAGCTTTGTTGCAAGCATCTATAAATTGCTCTTCATTCATAACGCCAATATTATAACCACCCAATAAACGATTAAATTGCGATGTTTTTACAGTTTCCTCTTGCTCTGCCGATAATATGCGTAAAGGTGGATAAACAAGGTCTATATCTTCAGGTATAAAACCTAGTTTAACTTGACAAGCTATTTTGATTAGCATT